AATCCTTTGTGCTTTTGTTGCCGTCGTTGTCACGCTCGATGTAGCGGATCGCCGGCTGCACTACGGCGGTCACTGCGTCAGGATCGAAAGACTGGATGATGCCGGGCATTGCAACACGAAGCTGTTCGTTAAGCGTCTTCCTCTCTGACGCCAAAACCTGCGCCAGCGCCCCACTGCGGGTTTTATCGGATATCGCCATTTACTTTACTCCGGGCATTAAAAAACCCGCCGAAGCGGGTTAATTTGTTAACAGATAAATGCTTTTTTACCAAAGTGGCACTACTGGGATTAATGGTCTTTGATAACCAGAAAGAGCCACTAAAGCACTTACATAAGAGGAAATGTAAGGAAAAACAATAGATTCCGTACGCGCTTCATCTATGATCTTTTCAGCTTCGTCCTCAGAGACATCTCTTTCAAAACGGATAATAAACTCCGCTATTAGGCTTACTTCATAGTTCCCGTAGCTTACAAGCTTTGCATCAGCTGTTAACTTTGCTGTAGATGAACTTCCTTCGTTGAAGCTGACAGAACCGTTAAGCGAGAACGCGTTGGTGTGCTCCCCATCAGCCTCATCAAGGTTTGGCAAAAGATGAACCGAAGTCACGATCATGGGAGCAATATTAAGTTTCATTTTTATCCCTTAAAATGCAAACGACAATGCGTTTTCAGTGCCATTTTTACTTATATTGACATCTTTGGCAGAGGCGCTACGGCTGACTTCAACAATCTCTACAACGGACACCGAGCGGAAAAACAGCTGATGTTGGTTTTGGGCAGGTTCTGGATCAGCCAAGCCTGCGGAGACCAGCGTTTGGACAAATTCTTCACGACTCATCTGCTCTAGCCGAGCGATAGCTTCTTGAACAATCTGCATTTGTGTCTTCATACCTTACCCCTCTCCACTACCTGTAAAGCATTGACATCAATCGAAGACTTAGGTTCCTTCACGCTTATAATTTTACATGTCGGTACGCGTGAAGAGTATCTGTTACGCCTTGACCAAGAGTCGAGCTTTATAAATTCGTTGTTAATAATCGCTTCAAATTCAGTATTTTCGAGTATGTGATTGCATACCTCGCAATCGTTACGAATGGCACCAACTTTAGGCCTTACCCTTTCACGCTTCATCTTATCAATGAGATAGTTTCTGAAGACATTGTAAGCGATCTGTCCTTCTCGCTCATCTAACCGCAGAACCATATCTACTTTGATCGTAGCTTTTATGACCGCATACTGATGGTATTTTTTCCCACGAGTTTCTGAGTCGTAAGACTGAACCTTAGCCCAGTTTCTGGCATCGACCAAAGGGTCACTAATACCATCGATGAAAAAGTAGGCACCTGTACCTAGCCATTCGTCATCCTTTGCGCTCACAGAAAAATTGTTGCACAGAATAGAATCACGATTTTTGAAATCTGTGCCGTGAAAGCCTTCAAACTCCATCCTGAAATCTCTCTCACTGAATGTGAAAAAACTAAGCAAAGTTGCTTAGCGTGCTGCAAGGGATGCGCTATCGTGGATGGCTACTCTATCACCAACCTTAGCATCGTCAAGAAATTCTAGTTCGAATGGATTTTTTTGCAGGGAAACGACCCAATCACCTTCGGCGCGTCCATAGCGCTTTGTAGAAGCTGTACGTTAAGAAATCGCTTTTCAGTGCCGGGGTAGCGAACGTATTCAAATCCGTAGTTGTTGCCGTCTTTGGCAGGCATCAGCCCCATATCAGCCTTCATCCCGTTACCGTCACCGAGGGTTTTAATTTTCTGTGACGTAACGTATTCCCCATTAATCCTAAACATTGAATCAGGAATTAGCTCCAGCTTGTAGCCTGCGCATTGCAAGGTTATGCCGCCACTGTTCGCAGCCAGTGACAATCCCGGCAAGAGGAATAACCCGACTAAAGCCAACCTTTTCATTATCAACCTTCCCGTTGCAAAGACGATGCAGAACGAAGATCCTGCGCGCCACGCGCTTCACACATCATGTCCATGTACCACGCTTGGCCCCTTGTATCGCCAGTGTACATAATGCCGATAACTTTATAAACGCCATCGGTCGCAATGCTCGCAGGTTGCGCGGTAGTACCTTCAATGGTGATGTTGCCGTTATTGTTCTGGTCGGTGATGCGCCCCCGCGTCATAGCTATATCGCTGCTACCCAGCGCCGTACGATAAACTGAGCCCTGATCCAGCTCGATAAGTCCATTGATTCGAATGTTGGGGTTAATCAGACAGCGGACATTCACCCCGCTGCCTATGGTCTGCTGCGGCATGCCAATCATCCCTGTCTCGCTATTCAGCTTGATAGCATCGTGTACCACCTCATCCCTTGACACCATTTCCCGTTTGCCATCAACAAACATCCAGTCAGCCTTGCACTGCTCGGCGACATTATCCATAAGATTGCGGGTCATCCCAAACAGCACCCGTCCGCGCGGGTATACCGTCGCTGGCATGGCCGGTGTGTTACCTTCCGTCACGCCATTGGCGTTAAAGTCTTTCATCAGGGCACGGTTGAAATCTGCAACCGTATACCCGGCGGCAAGGGTTTGTGCGGTCATCGTGGTAACGAAAGCACGATGGGAATCGGCCGCCTGAATAAGCACAAAACTGTCGATGGGGTTATCCTTGCCTGTGATGGTGTAGCGGATCTCGCCATCAAAGATAAGCCCATAATTTCGGCCGTCCATCTGCCCCACTTCGTCGGGGTTTACCGTTCGCGCAACACCTACCTGGCTGGCAGAAACATCCTGAGCAATGCCATCATACCCGGCGATGATTCTGATCCGGGTAAATTCTTTACCAACAATTTTGTTAACGGTAGGTGCCGAAAGGTTATAGATTTTGAAGGTTCCCACGCGCGTTTCGCTGCTGAGATTAAACCAGTCGATGTTAAACGTGACCTTGAAGCTACCAAAATCAGTGGCGCTTCCCTTTGAATCGACTAACTGCAATTCGAAGTGCCGCATCCAGTTCTGAGACATTTTTACTCCGTTACCGCATAAAGATGGCTATAAATCCCCAGATCGGCCTCAGTGGGATTTTCGCTAGACTGGTTGTCGCAGCCAACATAAAGCGAAAAGCCAAGCCCGAGATAGCGATACTGCGCCAGCAGGTCGGCGCCGGTGATAAGCGGGATCCCCTTTATCAGGTCCGCACCGCTGCTATCCATAATATCCAGACACCAGAAAACAGCACGCCAGGTCACAGCCATTTGCAGACTTTGACCTGCCACGGATATGGAGAATCGCTGGTTTTCCGGGGAAAGAGGGATTTCGCTGATCGTCATTTAATTTCCTGCTCCTGCCAGACTTTTTGCGCCAGTCCAGAGAGTGTTATAAACGGAGCTATTTACCGGCTTCGGCGTTTTTACCCCTGTATCCTGCGCTGCTGAGGTATTGGCGCCAAGTTTCATATCGGCTTTAGCCGCTACTTGCTTGGTAGTGGTGCTGGTAATAATGACCTCTCGCAGCGTCAGAACAGCGGAGAGTACATTCTCTGACGTGCGGTCAGTGGTTACTTCTATCGCACGGATCAGCATATTGGTGTAAATCCGCTTTCCGGTTACCACATCGAACGGTACCCGGCTGTTCTGGAGGTCCAGCAGGTTCTGATAGACCTCCTTCGGGCTCAGTCCCGCACTTACCCCAAAGGAAGTGGTATCCAGCAAATCAAGCAGCGAACCACCACCAGCAAAACCGACCTGCATCACCACTTCATATGGCCGACGATAGGCGTGGTCAGAAATTGCAGCACCGACCTCAACCGGGTGTTCGGTAATCTCCAGAGTGTCTGAATGCCTTTCGGATATGACGACGCTGGGGACTATCAGGTTTGCGCTCGGCCCAATCCGCCGTTTCTGCTGATGAAACAAAGTAGAAAGAATATCCATTAACCCATCCCCGCCTGATTTCTGCCTAGCGCCTGCGCTTTTTCATCCACCTGCCTGCTGACTTCTCGCCCTATCTCCTGAGCATTCCCGCCGTAGATGTGATAGGTATTCTGCTGCTGAACCTGAGCGCCTGCGCCAGGCATATTGCTTAGCACTTTCGGGATATATTGACGGGTTTCCTGCGGCATCAGTGCCATGCCGTACTTTTGCACGTTGCCGATCCCCCAGTTATACGAGGCCAGAGCTTTACCCAGATCTCCGCCGTTCTTCTGCAGGAGCATCGATAGATATCGCGCCGCCGCTTCCGCTGACTTGATCGGGTCGAAGACATCATTCCCGCGTAGCCCCATATCCCGAGCGGTACCAGGCATAAACTGGAACATTCCCTGTGCGCCAGCACCGGATACAGCGAACTGATTCCCCCCTGATTCAGTGATAGCGACACTTCGCAGAAGACCAGAAGGCAGGTTATACATAGCCTCCAGTTTACCCATCATTGGAGCCATCCATCCAAGCAACTGAGCCCCTGCTTTTGAAGGTGACGGTCGCTTAACTGATTGCCCGTACTGCGTGGCATCACCATTCCACCAGTCAACAGCCTTATCCCATAACCCCTGCCCGACAGGGGCGGCACCCTGAATAACTGGACTGTCACTCCACGCTGCGGCTGCGCCTTTAAGCGAATCCCATGCACCAGAGAAATCGCCACTAATGACCTTGCGCAAAGCATCCACCAGCGAACCGAGGATCTTGATTGAGCTGCGTACGCTTTCGATAATCTGGTCAAACAGCCATTTGCCATTAAATTTCGACGTATCGATATTAATGAATTCAAGGAATCGCTTACCCAGATCGACGATGGCAGAGCCAAGGTCTTTAACCTTCACATAGATACCGCCGAAATCCTTACTGAGACTGGCAAAAGCCTTTTGGGCATATTTGATACCCGGCTCCCATTTTCCCCAGTCTATAAGCGACTGGCCGCCTTCTTTCCATGTACGGTAATCGTCGTAAAGACCTATCAGCGCAGCACCCAGCATAATGACGCGCCCAATAGGCGACATCGCAAAGGCACTATTCAGGAGACGCCAGGCAATCATTAGCGCCCCAAACACCTCGATAACTTGTCTGGTTTCGGTACCGAGTGATTTCCACCAGTTGATAATGTCCCCGGTGAGCTGTATCAACCGATAAACCACCCGGCCAATGATTTCACCAAACCACAGGACACCTTTGACACCAGCAGTGATAGCCCCTTCAATTTTCGGGAAATTCTCCATGATCTGACGGCGCAGGGTGTCAATAGAGCCTGCCAGTCCGTTAGCCAGATTAGAGCCTATTTTATCCCGCGCCATGCCTGCCATAAGGCCGAAGGAGCGCAGCGAGGTCATGAATTTATTGGAGCTGACGGCGGCCACATCGGCGTTATAGCCGATTGCCTTCGCCATCGCGGTGTATTCGCCACTAAACTGGCCGATACCGCGACGCATTGCCATCAGGGTGTTTTCATCCAGACCCAGCATCTGAGCGTACTGGTTCGCGCGGTAATACGGCATGCTGCTAAGACGCTGGCCGACGCCGGTAAAGATCGTCGCCATATCCCGCATGTTACCGCTGGCATCACGCGTTTGAACCCCCAGCCGGTTCAGGAAACCCTCAGCGCCGGGATTGTTACGCATGAACCTGGCAAGATTTTCGAGAGAGCCGCGGGCCCCGTCGACACTGCCGCCAACCTGACTAACCGCATACCCTATCTGCTTAATGCCCTCTACCGTCGCACCTGTGCGCTGAGAGGCCCAGTACAGGTCGTCGAGACCGCTGGCAATTTTCGCGGTGAATGCAACGACGGAAAGCGCCGCCGCCTCAACTTTGACGCCCAGCTCAATCGCTTTAAGCGTTGTCCCGGCAACGACGGCATCGAATTTTCTGGCGCCAGCCTCATCAACTTTGAACCCAAGCGAGATCAGAAAGTCCTTGAGCGTTTCAGCGTTCATTAGCCTCTCTCCATTTCGCTATGCGGTTTTCGTTATCGGCTTTCAGTTCCAGCCAGTCATTCATACGGGCAATATCAGCCAAATCGACTGATCCATCTTTCAGGGCGGTGTAAGGGATGTACCCGGCATCCACCGGGCGCATCAGGAAATCCTCACCTTCTGGCATGGATTCGAGGACAGGGCCTATGGCTGGGTAGGCGTCCCGCTGCCGGGGAGTTCTTTCAAAAAATTTCCCAGGCTGTCGGCGACCACCCGCGCCACCAGCTGCAGCATCGTGAACAGGTCGATATCGTCGAACATCAGCGCGCCCTGATCGAAAATTTTCACCCACCCTTTTTCATGCTGGCGCATAACAACGCCCAGGCACGGATGAATCACCGCGTTAACGTCCTCTTCAGGCAGAGCTGCCAGCGTATCGGCAATTTTCGGCAGTACGCTTTCCAGCACTGCACCAGAGTTACCCGCAGCGGCCTGCGCTTTCAGCGTGGAAAATTCGCTAACGAGCCCGGCCAGCACCGGCAGCAGCTTACGGCTTACCTTCAGTTGCTGGAATACGTCGAGTTTGGCGGCTCGATAATTAACGCCCTTAATTTCAAATTCCATCGATTAAAACTCCCCCAGCAGTTGGTCAATCTTACCGGCGTCAAATACCCACGACACCGTATTGCCAACCTTGGCGTTAGCGTGATCCGGCTGCTTCTGGAATGCGCAGCTACGCGCGGTGGTGATATCGCCTGACACCTTGTTTCGGATGACAATCACGTTATTACCCCAGGTCGCCGAGGACTGGCTCTGCGCGTTATACATCAGGGACAGTTTTTTGTTCACCGGGGACGTTTTCAGCAGGGTAACTGTGATGGTGCCACTCTTACCGGCGTGCAGGCTGTGCATCACCTCACCATCGGCGCCGACGGTCATGGTGTTTTTTGCCTCGGTCATCGCAACCGTAATACCTTCTTCGGAGTTCGCCGAGCCGTAGCCCAGATCGATACTGCCGGTTGGGCCCGTCAGGGATGCCGAGACGTCAATAAAACTATAGGTTCCGCTCATGGTCGCTCCTTATCGCACCACATTGATCTGCACGTCGGCATAGTGAATGGCACCCGCCAGTTTGATCGCCGCCTGAATCACCGGCGACTTACGCGCTTCCCTGTCGGACTGCGCCTGGTTATCTACTGAATCGGCGTAGACGTAGTAACCCTTGGTCAGTGTGTCACCTGATTCAATCTGGCCGATCGGGCCGCCATTCCATACACCCGGAGCAATAAGGCCGTTATTTACCGCCTGATCCAGTGAGGCTTCGACGTTGGTCATTAACCGGGTTACGCCCGCGTCGGTTTGCGGAATTTTGGTATTCGAGGTGTACAGCAGGTTGTAAAGGTTGGTCTGAACGTAGTTCTGCAGCCAGTCCAGCCCGTGGCGCTCATCAAAGAAATCACCGTTCGCCATGACACCCTGCTGGATAATCGCTGTATCGTTGGCGTAGTAGACGTAGACGTTACCGTTAATGGCATCAATAGCGGACGCCTGCGCGGTCGTGAGCGTTTCGTACGTCACGCCAGGCTCGGTTTTGAATTTCAGGGTGATCGTGGTGTTGTTGCCGGTGAAATTCACCGTAAACGCACGGCCAAATGCCGAGATAGCGGCGTATTTGCTGCTGGAGCTGTACTGCCAGAACGTACGGCTGTAGCCGGCGGCTTTCAGCTTATAGCCGATGTTGTCGGTATTCCCCGAGACCAGCACATTCACATCATCAGTGGTAACGGCCAGAATGCGACTCAGGCTGGATGCCTCGATCGCCGCAGCAACCGAAATCACGTCAGCCTCAACCAGATCGGCGCTATCGGCAATCGCCAGCCCGTACCAGTTGGTATATTGCAGAGAGGCATTAACCGCCTGCAGCAGCGTTTCAACTGTGCCATCTTCACCTTCCGCCAGCGTCTTCGCCCAGCGGCCGATATAGACCAGCGTCGGTTTTGGTGATTGTGAAAAGAAGATGGTCGCTGCTTCGTATTCCGGGGAGTCAACGCCAAAATCATCGCCGATATCTTCAATGGCCGAATACTGGCGAATGCGCTCGGTAACCGGAATAACGGTAGAGGTTCCCAGAATGAGGAGCGCACCGAAGTTTCGCCCCGTTGCCGCTACCGGTGACATGATGACGTCAACGTTAACGACATTGGAAACAGGTAAGCCCTGTGCCATGTTTTAATCTCCAAAAAATTGCACTGGCGCGTCGACCAGCGATTGAATGCCGTACTGGCGGATGATTTTGCGGCGCAGGTCAACGCTGATATCGTACCGGCGCACCCACTGGTTATTGATGAGTTCGGGCAGATTGAGGATCCGCCCATGCTGCAGAAATGTCAGGCCTGAGCGGTTGAGCTCGTCATTGTTCTGCGAGACCAGCAGACCGTCACGAAAGCGCGTGGCCATTGCCAGCCCCTGCGGGCCATAGAAGCACAAGATCAGGCTCACGGTCTCATGAGACCACTGTTCGGTGTTCTCTTCGCCCTGCACGTACGCCGGGTTGAAGTCCTCCTGAATGCCGGTGATACCGAACGCGCACCAGGTGGTGCCGTTTTTGGGTATCTGCTTTTGCGGGTCAGTCCAGCGTGGGTAAACCAGCGTGGCAGCCAGCCCTGTCACACCCCGTATCCAGCGGCTGATTAGCCGTTCCAGATCCTCATCGTAGGGCGGTGAATCACCGACGGGGGTCAGATATCCCGCCGTTGTGCTGTCGTTACTCAATCGGCGTTCCCCCGTCAAATTCCAGCAGCTCGCAATGCGCCTGAACGAACCCGGCACCGTAAGCTGTATACGGGTCGACAAACGTCACACGATAATCTCGCCCGCGGTAGGTTACGATATCGGCATCTAATCCGGGTTGCCCCTGAGTAAGCCTGAACTGCGTCACGATGAGAATGGCCCCGTTGATGTTCTGTCCGGCGGCCATACGCTTAGCCTCAAGCGAGCGGTCGACGGTTACGACACCAGAGAACGGAATAGCCTGCGCGGTATTGGTCGGAAAATTATCTTCGTCCACCGTCTGCACCTGTCGATAACACACCAGAGACAGGTCGACAAAGTCCGGATCAAGCAGAACATCAGTCACATCGAGAAACGGCATTATTTTTTCCTCACGACATACTGAATCGCCCTGAAAAGGAATCCGCGGGCACGCAACGGCTTGTCGCCAGGGATAGGCGGTTTCATTTCTCTGCGCTTCTTGATGGTCTTTTCAGATAGTGGGGTCAGACGATCGCCTGCCTCAATGACAGCCTTTGAGGCATCACGCGCAATCTGGCCTGCGGCTTCAAGATGCATCGACGCCACATCTGCCTTACCTTCAAGCGCAGACTGAGCGGCAAGCTTTAAACGCTCGGTCGTTTTATCCCGCGAATCCTCAATACCCATATCCAGAAATGGCCTTGGCGGTAGAGTAACGGTCTCCCCGTCTATCTCTACGGTTGCCCCGGTGGACTGGAGATACCCCAGCTCAGCGTTGCTCAGCGGCGCATCATCGCGCGGAGGGCCAGCAGGGATACCAACCAGCACATCAGTGCCTGACAGTTGCTTCAGCGCATCCAGAACGCTGCTGTAATTGTCTTCCCGAATTGTGAGCCCGCTTTTCATTCCGGCGTCCCCAGTTGAACCGCTCCGGCACCAAACATCATCAGGTATTCCCAGAACTCCGATCCGTAACGGGAGTTGTTCCAGAAACCGGCATTAGGATCCAGGGTTGCGCTTGCGTCATAACTGGCTGAAACCTTATCCACTGATTTCGAAGTCTGTATGCCGCTATTTACGCCACCAGCAGTACCCACAGCTACACCACGCATATCGGCGGCGTAAAGGTACATGTAGTGCGCAACATACAGCCCGACGATGTAGGGAAAGATATCCACGCCAAAGCGCGACTCACTCAGCATGGCATCAGCAAGATTCAGTCGAGCCCGGATCATTGGTGTGGGGTACTTTGTTTCGTCAGCGAACTGCGGAAAGGTTGCCCTGAACTGCTCAGGCGTCGGCAGACTTTGATTTCTTGCCATTATTGGTAGTCTCCGGCAATTGCGCTTCGAGTTCAGCAATTCGCGCATCTTTCTCGGCGATTTTTGCTTCCAGCTCAGCAATGCGCGGGTCTTCTGCGACGGCTGGTGCTTCGCCATCCGGTGAGCAGTGCGCTTTTACGAACCAGTGATCAGCAACCGTGTCATCGACGTCGTGGAAGCCAACCGGGAAATGCTTTTGCTCTTTGCCGTCGTTGAAATTAAACGTGGAGAGTACGTAAATCTTTTTCATTGCAAGTCCTCAGGAGCGGCCCTTTCGGGCCGCTGCAGGTTAGATGCCGTCGACGTAGGCCAGAGTTTCCGGATAAACCGGCTCTACTGCACCCAGCTTGCCGTAATAGGTTACGAGCTGATACAGGCCGCGATACTGGATCGGCACGCTCATCAGCGGAACCATCGGGAAGCGAACGTATTTCTTGTCGTTGGTGTAGAACATCATGCGATCAGAGTTCGACACGCCGCGACCTTTCGCCCATTTCACCGGACGGATGTTCAGAGGACGCCCGTTCTGGTGGTATGCGATGGTGTTGGTTTCCAGATAGGTCAGCAGTGACTGGTTCCCTGCGCTGGATACGATGGTGCTTGCCAGCAGAGAGAACTGCTCCGGCGGGATCAGCAGGTCAGTCGGTACCATGGAGTAAGATGAGTTGGCCCACGCTGCACTCAACCCGGCATTAATGCTCGCCCGGATTTCGTCAGCGGTGGACGTCGCCCAGGTCTTCGCGGCGTTGGTCGGCGTTACCTGCGTCAGGTTCAGCAGGCCTTTTACCGCCAGACCGGAATCGCCGATATAAACCTGCTCGTCCGTGTCCATGTTCCACTTAATCTGCATGCCGTCGTACTTCTGCGTGTCGATCGGGCGACCAACCTGCGCAGCTGCCTGCAATTCGGGAACGGTCCATCCCAGCTCCATACCCCACAGAGTAAGCGGGAAGCCAGTTTTTGCGATGTCGACGTTAACGCCAGCCAGCGCGGTAGGGATTTTGCTCAGCCAGTTTTTACCGTTGGCATTCGGTGTACCGGCAGCAGCAAAGGTGGTGTTAGTGAACGAGCTGATCTCGTCAGCAATAGACACGTCTTCACGCAACTGGATATCGCGCGACCAGGTGTAACTCACCAGCGGCAGATTCAGTGTCTGATCGAGACGCTCCAGCTCATGGACAAGAAAGGCACCAGTGCCGTCGACTGTCGCCTGGTCAAATGTCATTGGCATTTGCGATTTCCTTAAATATTGAAGGCCAGCTCAATGTTGCCGCTGGTGTCGCCAGGGCCATTGAAGTAAGCGTTAGTGATCTGGACGGTATTCGAGCCATCAGCGGCGGCAAGGAACGCGCCGAGAGGGCTTGAGGCGGATGGTGTGGCCACTCGCATGTAGACCGGGCCATGCAGCGCAACGCTGGATGCATCCGCGCCGATGTTTACCGTGACGTAACCACGTACCAGGCAATCGCCGGTGAAGTTTTTACCGCTGCCTACCTGCTGGACTTTATCCGGCTGGCTGGCGGTCGGATACGGACGAACGTAAATGCCCACCAGCACCGACGCTGTATCGCTCGCAGCAATTGGCACAAATTTCCCGGAGGAAATCTTGCCGCCAAGGCCGTAAGCGGGGAAAAGGTTGGAGGAATCCAGCAGTTGAGGTTCAACCGTCAGATCCTGCGGACGAGAAATTGCCCCGGCGATGCCCGCTGGCATCCGGTAAAGAAATGTATTACCCATTGGTTAGCCTCGTTTAGACCAGAATTCCTGCGCGGCCTGATTCATACCGGCAATGGTTTTAACAGTGGTGGCAGTCTGCGTTTGCAGGCTGTCGACGGTTTTGGTATTGCGGTTTTTAGCCAACTCAGAAACAGCTGTGAAAGCCATATCCACCGTGGCTTTTTTCAGCTTGCTGATATCGGCATCACCGACAATAGAGCGCACCAGAGATTGATCGGCAGAAGCGAGAACCTGACGCTTGAATGCTGTCGGCTTCGCCTTTTCTGGCAACTGGATGCCAGGCTGAATCAGATCGGCACGATAAGCGGCATCGCCGGTAACCTTACCCTCCTCTTCCTTTTTCTCCTCTTCGTCCTCGGCATCGCCGGTGCCAGGAGCGGTTGCCGCAGGCGTAAGCTTGGCAACCGCCTCAATCAGCGCCTTACCCCATGCAGGAATTTCTTCCTCGCCATCGCCGGTACCAGACAATGCCGGGCCGGGAAGCGGATTTTGCGGCGCAAGGTTAATGATCACTCCGCCTGGTGTCATAGAGGTCGATACATCGTTATCGCCCATGACATCATCAGGCGGGTTGTCGATAAGATTCGCCATTTCGGCGGCATCGTTGGTTTTACGGGCCTTCAACAGCCGGGTAACCCAGTTTTTAGTAGTGCTCGGCATAGCGTCTCCCAATGCACAACGTGAACCAGCCCGCCCGTTAGGGACAAAGGCCAGATGATTACCGGTTATCGCGTACTGCTCTGCGATACCCGGCGAGATTTGTCGGTAGTCAGCGTCATAACCGCAGCTCACCTCTTCGTCGCCGTTCTCCACTGCCTGAATGGCCTCAGGCGTTTTGGCAATGACGTCCGCCAGCAGCAGGTCTGATTTATCACCCGCGCCTCGGCGAACGTTCTGGATGTGCCCGTTAGAGAGTTGCCGCCAGTTTTCTGGCGTGACGAAGATGATGTTTCCGCTGAAGTCTTTGGGGTGGCCTATCGTGACGGCCATACCCTCAAACGATGCGATAGTGCGCTCGCTGAAAACTTCTTCAGGTGTGCGCTGTACGGTTATGAGTCCGTGGCTATCAGGCTGCAGGTCAGGCAGTTCCTCAGCGCCATATACCTGCTCACCAGTCCTTGCGATCGGGACGTCCTTAAACAGGACAGAGCCATCAGCAAGTTGAAAGCGAGTATTACCCAGGCGGGTTTTAAAGAAATATTTCATGGTGCCTCGCTAAATGAGCGCGGGGTCGGAGTTTCGAATGAACTCACGTAGCAGCGCCTTAACCTGGCGGACGTTACCGCGACCTGTGGCTTTTAACTCTGAGAGCTCGCCAATGGCGCGGTAACGCGCGGTGATGCCGCCTATCGATATTTCGATAACCCTGCGGTCGCCGGCTCGCTTTGATTCGATATGGACCTTTTTCATTCTCACCTCTTCGGGCAACAAAAAAGGCCGCTCATTGGCGGCCTGTTATTTTACAGGGTCAGGTATTTGCACTTCCGACCAACACTTGCAGTTAGGCAGGCACCCGGCGTGTCCGGTCATGCCATCGAGCGTTGGCGGGCTATCCCAGCGCACAAACTTATCTTTCATTTTTCGGTGTGATGGCCTGGTGCCTGCACCTTCAATACGCCACCAGTACCCCTCAGAACCAACGGACAGTGCCCGAGCCTGAGTTAATGCGGTAGTGGCGCGGCCTATCTCAGTGCGGGCTATCATCCGCGCCCTGCTGGCCGCCACGTCGCCGGACTGCATGATCATCTCGTAAAGCTGATCTGGACGCTCACCATGGATGACAGCTTGTATCGCACGCTCCTGAATTTCCCTGACACGTCCGGCCGCCTCTAATGGCAGAGACTTCATGTACCGAATCTGTCGGTAAACGATGTCTTGCGCCACCATGCCGACAGGAGTGTTACCCATCACGTCACGCAGACCAGCGGATATTTCTTCCGAAACAGAGCGCCACTGATTCCACTCTTCACGCTCCACCTGGGCAAACATCTTTCGACCGACCATTTCGGCCCAGTCGTCGATCACCCCGGAGTAGTCAACAAGCGATTTAGCAATGCTCTCAGCGCTTGCCTGTGAACCATCGTAGGAACCCGTGACGATTTGATTTATCTGGTCGACTATCGCCAGTAGGCTTTTCTGATACTGGACCTCCGATCGGCGGCGGAGGGCTGGTTTCAGATTCAGTCTCCTGCCACTGTTTCGCCGCATTCTGGATATCCTCATCGCTAATTGAAGCACCGATGCCGGTAACGTCAGACAGTTCGCGCAAATCGGTCAGCGCAGCAGCCGGCGACATTCCCAAATCACGCACCGCGGTTGCCAGGGCGGTGGTCGTGTTGGTCGCCACCGTGGAGCGATCGGTGTCGCTCATCTGCCACAGGGGGTTAAACTCAAAGGTGAAATCTTGCGGCAACGGCTCGCCAAACTCTGAGCGATGCAGTACATCGAATAAAAGGCGGATGTGAGGCCGTAAATCTCGCTCCTGAAGCGTTCCCACGTCGTCGTAGTAGTTCGCGAGGTCAGCGTCACCGGTTGAAAAACCCTTCGGTGACTGGCGGAACAGACGCACAAGAGGAATGCCAACAGCGCCCGCGATATCCTCTTTAAATTCACTAAGCAGATCTGACAGACCAGCGAAAGAATAGGAGTGGGTTTCAAAGGTGTCATCGGCATCAAAAAGCGACATCCCCTCATTTGTCTGGTACTGGCGAACTAATTCCATTTGTTTAACCAGCGCTTCGAATGGTTTACCGCCCATGGCGATAATTTCACGCAGCTTTTTAATCTTTGCCGTTCGCAGATGTGCCTTGTAGGCAAGCTGGGCGGCGCCGACGCTGGTGCTATCGTAGGAAGTCAGGCGATCGAAGATGCGCTCGACAATCGACATCCCCCATTCGTTTTCGGTGATTTTCTGCTGATACGGCAGTTTCACACCATCCATGCGGATCAGGCGGCTGTGGTGAACAGTCCAAGGAGGAAGCCCCTGCGCCGTTGTCACGATTTCATAGAATTCAGGCTTGCCGAGATTAGGGCCAAGCGCCTTAATGCGCCTGGTGAGCTGTGGGTTAATCATCCAGCGGTCAAGTACAGCCAGACCTTTAAAGCTGCCCTTGCCAACCTTATCCAGCACCAGCGGCGTCAGCGGTGCCTGACCTTCAATCAGAATCAGCGCCACCGCCCCGCCATACAGCCGGGACCATTTCAGCGTCTCGTTGATGCAATCCCAAAGCTGAAGCTCATCGAACCGCGATTCCAGAATGCCACGGCGTTTCGGGTCAAGCTCACTGGTGATCCGCACGCCCTTTTTGGTCATATCGTCCGCTTTCGAATCGACTGCGGCGCCAATAATCCAGGAGGAACGATAAGCCCATTCGATGAGCAGGCGGTTGCGGCTGGTATAGTTCGCCCTGTAGGTCGATGCGGCATGCTGGTTAGGCTGCTGCATACCGACACGGGCAACAAAGTTATCGTACGAATCCGCCGTGGCGACTCGTCCTGTTTTCTTCGCCATGGTGACTATTCTCCGGCTTTTTCGGTACTCGTGGCGGATAGGATAATTTGTTAAAAAATGACCCGATTTAACATAATGACTGTTACCCGCACCAGCCGGATCCCTCCCATGATGAAATGTCCGCCAAAGGCTTATTTATCGGGGTTAAGTGGCTAAAAGCGCGTGAATAAAACATGCATAAAAAGGGTCTAAAAATGAATAGCGTTAATTTTGCGTGAAATGGTTATTTCCAGGTATTTAGCTGTTTCCCAGAGCTTCCCAGATATCCATTGCCGTATCAGTAGGAGCGAACGCCATGATAAAAGCGTCGGCCACGTTCGGCGATGGCACATCACGCTTGGCAAGGTCTTTTTTGCTTTCCACCATCACACGCCCGTTTTTGTCAAAATCGCGGTGTGGGGTGGTAAGTTCCAGCTTGAGCTTTTCCAGCAGCGGGCAGGATGAGTCGATGCTTATCAGCTCATCTACCGGGTACTGCTCGCCGTTCTTTACCGCGTTGAAGGTGTTACGGAAGCGATCCGCTACCAGCCACCAGGCTTGCGCTTTGAGGTTGGCGAAAAAATCCTTGTTCGGGATGCCAATGTATTCGTAGTCCGGCTCATTCACACCAGCGCCAGCGTTGAAACGCTGATAGTTGATGCGGGATGCGTTCATGTTTTCGCGCTTACGATTCTCATTAATTTCTGAGAATTTCGCGCCAGCAGATGCCCCAACGCCGATTGAGTCGTAGACGATATCAGCATCGCGCTCCAGTGCTGCCTGATACGTACGCTGGCAGCTCTTCAGCAATTCGTCTTCTTTCGCCTTCCACTCATCCGCCCAATACACGACGGAGCCGTGGCGATAGACGTTAGCGCACTTATCGGCGCCGCTATCGGCAACGTCGAAGCCAATACGCTTGCGCCCGCTTGGCTCGAAATTAAGGACTTTGTGGGCGTCAACGGCCGCCTCAATCCATGACAGCTTGATAATGGCCGCATCATCATCCGACTCTGGCACGCCTTCGTAGACATGCTTAAACCCATCCGGATCCCGGCGTTTAGCGGCTTCGATAACCTTCAGCATGGTGTCGGACAAAAATGGGTTTTCATCGTAGTTGATTTTGCGTATCAGCGTATCTTCTGGCGGATCGACCACAAAGTTACGCCACACGAAATCAGTCACCAGCCCGGGGTTAAAGATAAACCAGCACTCTGAGCCCTCTTTACGGATGGTAGGCTCCAGTATCTTCCACTGGTATTCCGTCAGCGCGTGGGCCTCTTCAAGCCACAGAACGCTGATACCTTCCAGAGACTTAATCTCTTCAATGTTGCGCCAGAGCCCATAAAAGACGAATTCAGACCCGGTCACCCGGTTAATGATTTTGTTGTTCAGAATGCGGAAACGATGCCGCAGACCAAAGCGGTCAATCTGAATTTTGAGCAGGGTATACACCGACTCTTCAATTTTGTTCTGGATCTGACGTGCACAGCAAAAGCGCAGGCTGTATTTATTCGACAGAAATATGGCTATGCCAGCGGCATCCCACGATTTTGACGATGACCGGCCACCATAAAGCACTTTGTTACGCGCCTGCGTCGTCCAGAAGCTACGCAGGACCGGATTCAGCGTCGGTTTGGATGTCAGAGTAGAAGTCATTGAGGTCACGCTCTCCGTTGCCATCATCAATACCTGCATCACGGCGAAGACGATCGGCCTCCAGCGACACCTTATCAGTAGCAGCCTTGCGATAGTCTGTATCAGCAAATATTTTGCCTACCGTCGCAAGCGTGCCGACGATGGACTCAATACGAACGGTATTGCGCATCATCGCCTTCTCGGCGGCGCTGATATTTTCCATCAACACCTTTCTTTCCTGGTCCCCTTCAGCATCATCCAGCTTGGTCAACCACCGGCCAATATTCTCTGCAGCGACAAGGTTGTTAGCCCGAAGGCGAAATAATTCGTCTTCGAGTGTCAACGCTTTCGCGTCTTCAATGACCTCATCTTTAAGCAGAAGGCGGCGGGCGTAACCACCATGCTTTAACGCCTGCTGGTTGCCGGGTTGGAATGGGTTGGTCGGCGGATCGGTACGCACCCCGCGTATCGGTTTCGTATCTGGTGGAGGTTCAGCTTTTGGTTGCGTACTTTTTTGCGTACGGCCAGCGCTGGCAGGCTTTTCGCTGGTACGCGCCTTACTCTTTTGCGTACCACTTTGCGTACCATTTTTGCGTACCTGCGTACCGCTATTGCGTACCCAATCAAACTTTTTAGCCCTCTTCCTGATAGCCCCTTCAGTAACGCCGTATTTATCGCCTATATCACGGAGACTAAGGACTCCGGCCCGGTATGCCGATTCGATGGCCTCCCAGTCCGGTTTTGCCATAATTTTGTCCTCGCCTTGACATTATCGAGCCACCTCTTGAAGTGGCTCTGTAATACCTAGGCAATCATTTTGATACCTGAGTTTTAGCTATTAGTGATGAATATCTGATCAGCTACATACTGGAGCTGTTATTCTTCAACGGAAGGCCACCACAATTATCTGAAAGGAGTATTTATGTCTGAACTCGAAGAGCGCATTGCTGATCTTGAAGGAATCGTTAGCGACCTGCAACTTAGCGAACATGCATCAAGAATCGCTATCACCATTCTTAGTTCAGTTGTGAATAGCATGTCCCAGACCCCTGGATTGTTAGCTCAAAGCTATGCTGATGCAGCCGCCAAAGCCGGCCCGATAGAGTTTGACTTTCCTACGCCAGAAGGTTACGAAGAGCTTCTTCACCAGCGTGTTCTTTCACTTCTCTCAAAGAGTGAAGAAACCAATTAATATACACATCAACCTTGAGGCAATAATACATATTGCCTCAAAGCCTTCATCCCTACTGCAATCCTCTTTTCCTTTCCGCCTGCCTGATGTCAGCCTTATCACGGTTGCACTGCCCCAGCGCTGATAGCAGTCCTACGCCAAAACACAGGTGTATTCCTCCGCAATATGGTCCGGGTTGCGAAATGATTAACCATATTTAGATACACGATGTATTGTTTAGTCATTAGCTGTTCATTCAGCGCCCCGTTTACTTTTGGATATCCTCTTCGGGGTTTTTTATCACGCCGACCTCGCCATGCAGGAACGGCAATGTAGCCCCGCTACTGACTCACTGCACGGTAGTAGGCCTGCCAACGGTATTTATCTAACCGCAGTTGGCGCAGGCATTGAGCGGTTTCGACGTCTGACTGCAGGTCTTCGTCGCTGTCTTTCCCTGCGTCACTTGCTTTGCACGGCGCCGTCATCAAATCCGGGGATGGCGTTGGCAGCGTCGATAGCTCGCTGGCGCAGCTGCACAGCATCATCGTCAAACCGGCACACAGTACGATTCGGAGACTGGACATATTTCACCACGTCGCGGGTTATGGTTCGGTAGATGACCTTGCCCTCTTCTGTAGCGGCAGCGGCCTTTTGCTCAACTGGCTGGATAGTCTTTTCGGCTTTCTCTTTCTTCTTCGCCGCGAGGGCGTTGATATGGTCAGCGTGAGAATTCCAGCCAGAACGCCACGAGAAAAAGCAGGAAAGCAGAAGGATAACCACTGCGCTGATAATGGCAGTTAAGCGGCTCATGACGTGATTACTCCGACAGCCAGAAACCACGGCCATGCATCGTTGCCATTGAAGGCGAGAAGCGCTGCAATAAAGAAGCAAACCATGCTCATTTCTGCCCCCACAGACAAACTTCGCGCTCAATCTCGCGCCGAGTTACCAAGCCCTTCCAGACAACCTTCTTGGCATAAATCCAGACACGCAGTTGGTCGCATGCGCCTTTCTGGTCGCCCTGGTTGATTTTGCGCAGCAGCGTAGAGGTCTGGAAATTACCAGCACCGACGTTGTACGCGAACGAGTACAGCGCCCCACGCATCGTTTCTGGGATCGGCTGTTTGATATACGGGTTAATCTGGCGGGCGACGGTGTTGAGGTCTTTATTGAGTAGCGCTCGACACTCCGCCTCGGTGTACTTCTTGCCGAGCATGATGTCTTTGCCGGTGTGTCCATAGCAGACAGTCCAGACACCCACCACGTCCTGATAAGGGTTGTATCTCACACCCTCCAGACCATCGTTACCGGTCGGCCCGGTGATGAGCGCTGACGCAATGGCAATTGCTCCACCGCCAACGGCAGCAATAACGCTATTCCTCAGCTTTGGTGACATAGCCATTCAGCCGATCCTCCCGCTCTTTACGCCGGTAATACCAGTTCACGCCGCAGGTAATAACAGTGCATGCGATACCGACAACGATCGCCCAGTCACTCAGGCTCATACCCGCCACTTTGTCGGCCAAAATCCATACCTCTGTTTTCGATACGTCGGCATACGCCTTTGCTGAAACACCGCAGCCCGTTAATGCGGTCCCGGTGCCGTATGAGAGTCTGCTGTAAATGGTGCTCATTTTGGTCATAGCCTCACCTCCGTATGATTCGGATGGTGTTGAATTTTGTTATAAAAAAAGACCCTTACCGGGTCTTTTTGCGAATGATATTCTTGATGCGAGATAGAAGTGAGGTTCTCTTCAGCTCCTTTCGGACGTCATCATCGAACGTTCTGATTATGTCTTCTGCCTCTTCCTCACTACAGCCAATATCTGTCCATAGCTTGACTCTTTTACGATGCTCGGCTCGATCCAGTCGCCTGTTAAGCCAGCGCATTAATATTGGAAAGGAAATTTTCACAAAGGCTATCAGTAATCCTATAGCCGTCATTTCTTTGTAATGTTGTATTACCTTTGAAAACAAATCATAAAGCCAATCACCCATAGCGACCCCTAGACAATTGAAAGGTCCATTATCCGCTATGCTACAAACAAGGTCATCCAGTGTATCAATGCATTTCGCACCTCCGTTAGTAACGATCGGTGCTGTGTTAGAAAGGGTCAGACCCGTCAGGCTGGATTTATCAAAAAAGCGTCAAGGATGATTCCTGCGGGACCTGATAATAAAAAAGCCATGCAAATGCATGGCCTTGTGATTTTAATCCGTTATTTACAAAATGTATTCGAGACAGTATCTTTCGACTTCCGGACAAAAAACATATACCGGGACAAAATCTAAATGTAACTGCCTTGCCTGCATGAAACCATGCGGGCTTTTTTTTGCCCAAAGAAAAAGCC